ATTAGCTGAGTTACTTCCTGCAGGTAGAACACTTAAAAAGATTGTTGAAAATGGCTTCTATAGAGGGCAGAGGAATGTTCCTGCTGCTGTAGGTACAATATTTCAAGATGGACAATCTGCTAGTTTCTTACAAGAAAATGCTAAATCTATTATGAAAGACTTAAATAAAACTACAAAGAAAAGAGTATCTACCATAGTTGCTAAAGCATTAAAAGAGTTTGAAGATTTAGGGATAGTTAATCCTGTTGCAGGTACACCAGAGGGAGATAAATTCTTTAAAGAGTTAGCTAAAAACATTAATACAGTTCTAGGTGGGCAATCACTTAACAGAGCTAAGACTATTGCAAGAACAGAAGTTGTTAAGGCTAGTTCTTGGAGTCAGCAAAGAGCTGCTAAGTCAACAGGTAAGACCTTAGAAAAAGAGTGGGTATCAAGAAGAGATGGTGTTGTTAGAGAGGCACATTTCATATTAGATAATCAAAGAGTTCCTGCTGATAGCTTTTATCTGTATAATGGAATCAAGTTAGATTTTCCTGCAGATCCTAAAGCTCCTGCAGCTTTGACTGTGAATTGCAGGTGTACAGAAGCATATATTGAGGTAATAGATGAATGAAGAGTTAAAAAGACCAGATGACCTATCTTTTAAGAATGCTCCTATTGAGCTAAAAGAAGATGGAGATACAAGATACATAGAGGCAGTTTTTTCATTATTTGAAACTATAGATAGTGATAATGATGTCACTAAAGCCAATGCACTTAGATCAGGCTACACAGGGAACAAAGTTCCTTTAGTGTGGAATCATGATTGGAGTAAAGTCATTGGAAGAGGTGTTATAGAAACAGATAATCAAAAAGCTGTGTTTAAAGGTTATTTCCTTAATACAGAAGCAGGTAAAGAAGCCTATGAAACTGTTAAGGCAATGCAAGATATGCAACAATTTAGTTATGGCTTTCAGGTAATGAAATCAACTAAAGGAACACACATTGACTCTAAAGGAGAGGAAGTCCCTGTAAGAGTCCTAGAGGATGTTAAAGTCTGGGAAGTTTCTCCTGTACTTGTAGGAGCACAACAGAACAGCTTTGTTCAAGCTCTTAAATCAGGATTACAGACTTTTGATGATGTAGATACAGAGTTTGAGGAAGTCAAACAAGATGAGGAAGAATCTAAGTATGATAAATGTACTTATGGAAAAGATGGCAACTGTGCCAAAGAAAAAGATTTAAATATTTCAAGTGAAACTGATGCAAGTGTCAGTAAATCATCCCAACAGGGTATGAGGCTTGGAGATCATGCTGTTACTTCTCTTGAGGAGTTAAAGGCATTTACAGAGAGAATAGAGAATCTAGCTCTTCTAAGAAACTCTGAAAAAAAGACACTTAGCTCAAAATCTACAGAGCTTATAGCTAAATATCTACAGGGAGTTAGTTCAATCTATAACAGATTGGATGATACTCTTGCAGGTTATGGCTATGATCCTGTTAAAGATGATGAGTTATTCCTACAAGTTCAAAAGAACTTAATGGAAAATAATTAATAGAAAAGGAAACAATGGCAACATTAAAAGAACTAAGAGCTGAAAAAGCTCAAAAATCAGAAGATCTTGCTAAAGTATTTGATTCTGTGAAAGATATGTCTGAACTTTCTTCTGATCAAAAAGAAGAAATCAAGAGAAGAAATCAAGAATTAGCTGATCTTGGAGATTCAATTACTGAACTTCAAGACCTAGAGGGAATGAAATCCCAAAATTCTGAAAGCATAGAAGCTTCTAAAAAAGTTTCTGGAGTTCCTGTTTATGGAGAGCCAGAAGTTGAAGCTCCAAAATCTCTTGGACAACAATTCATAGATTCTAATGCTTACAAATCTTTTGTTGATTCTGGCATTAAGAACATACCTTTTGAGGCTAAAACAGATGTAACTACATCAGTTTGGACTAGAGATACAGTCTATCAGCAAGTAATACCTGCTATAGAGCCAAATCCTAATCCTGTTCTTGATTTAATTGACACAATCAATACAGATCAAACAACATATTATTTCTTGCAAGAAACTGCAACAAATAATGCAGCAGAAACTGCAGAAGCAGCAGCTGCACCAGAAGATGCTTTCAGCTATGCAGCTGTAACAGCACCTGTAAGAAAATTCATTACAACTCTACCTATAACAAGTGAGTTGCTTGAAGATCAAGCAGGAGCAAGAGCATATTTTGATGGAAGATTAGCTAACCATGTTATGCAAAGACTAGAACTTCAAGTAATTGGAGGAGATGGAATTGCACCTAACATTAAAGGAATCCTTAATCAATCAGGGATTAATGCACTCACTTATTCAGCAGGATCATATCCTGCAACTGTAGGTGGTAAATTAAGAACTATTCTTGAGGGTATCAAAGATGTAGAAACTAATGGTAAGTTAGCTCCAGATGCTATAGTTATGAGTCCTGCTGCTTATGAAGCACTTGCAGGGCAAGTTGATGGAAACAACAACTTCATGCTTGGTGCATCAGCATTTAGTGGATCTCCAACTATTTGGGGACTACCTGTAGTTAAATCATCACAAATTGGTGGAGCAGTATCTTCATCAATTGATGTTTTAGTGGGTAAATTTGGAGGCTCTTTAGCAGTCAACCATGTATTTAGAAGAGGAATGGAATTACAAATTTCAGACTCAGCTAAAGATGGTGACTTTGGTAAAGACATCCTTACAGTAAAAGCTTCTTTAAGATATGCTTTAGCTGTGTATAAGCCACAAGCTTTCACATCTATTGCAGATGTTGAATAATAAGTAAATAATGGATAAAAAGGCAGAGTTGAAATTTGTTTTAACTAATGAAATAGTAGGCTCTGCTTTCCATGAGGAGAAAGATAAAAATATGAAATATGTAGAAAAACTAGAAGAGAAAGTCTGGCAAGATAAAGACTCAGGTAATTTTGCACAGGGAGCTGAATGTCCTTTTGAAAAAGGAACACTTGTTGCAGGTTTAGGAGATATGATACCTGATGTAGATTTTAAGAAAAAAGCTACTAAAAAGAAAGTAGAAAATAAAGCTGTAAAGCCATCAGAGGATAAGTAAATAAAAAATGCCTATTGCAATTCATACCTATGTTTCTGTTGATGAGTTAAAAGGTTGGTTGGGTATAACAGGCTCAGCACAAGATACAAACTTAACTTATGCACTAGAAGCAGCAACAAACTTAATTGATGAGTTTTGTGGTAGGGTTTTTTATGTTCCTAAAGATTCAGGCACAGATGTTTTGCAGACAAGATATTATGATTGTGAGTTTTCTGATTATGTTACTGTTGATGATATTTCAACAACAACAGGACTTGTTGTTCAGACACTACATTCAGATGGAACAGTAGATCAAACATTAACTATTAATGATGATTTTTACTTATATCCATTAAACTCTTATGAGCAACAACCTAGTATGCCTGCAGATAAAATAGTTATGAACATTGAGGGAAGTGGAAAAATACTTCCTACTAATCATTTAAGAGGATTAAAGATTCAGGCTTACTTTGGTTTTCCAACACAGGGAGAGGGTAATAATCATCAACCTCCTGCAGTTACTCAAGCCTGTTTAATACAATCTGCTAGATTTTGGCAAAGAAAAAATAGTCCAATGGGCTTTAGTGGTAATCCAGAAACAGGACAAGCTCCTGTAATATTCTTAACAAGTCTTGATCCAGATGTTAAAACAATTCTTGCACATTATAAGAAATCAACAACAACTCTTGCATCAGGTAGACCTTATGTTGGCTTAACAGCAATAAACAACAATAGGCAATATGGTGTATGAAACTAACTCTAAATGGGGCTTTAGACTTATCTAGAGCAATCAATTCACAGACTATTTGGAATAAAAGAAGTAATGATTTCTTTAATAAACTTGCACTAGAACTTAAAGAGGATTCTCTTAATGCTTTAGAAAATCAGCCATCTCCTAGATCACAAGCAGGTAGAGGCAATAAAAACACAGGTAACACTAGGAGAAGTGTGTTTACTGCTAAATTAGGCAACACTAACAGGCTAAGAATGTCTGAGGGGTTTAAATTGGCTTCTAGTAGTCCTACAGCTCCTTTTATACATGGTAAGCCAATCTTTAGAGGGTTTAGTCCTGTAAAGAGAAC